CTAACCAACTTTTGTCTGTTTTAATGTTTTCTTTTAAACAATTAGGACAAATCATGTTTCTGGATACACCTTTTCTATACATCTATCACATTCTTGCCACATACCATCATATGAACGTTTACATCTAGGACATATGGCTTTTTTCTTTCCAAACCATATATCAAATTCCATTTCACGTTTGGTCATTTTACTCGTTTCCATTCCAACTCATGACACATGCATCTGCAATGATGAGAATTACAGTTTACAGTAGAACAAGAGGTACACTTCATCTTATCTCACTTGCACTCTTTTGTGAAAACTCACCCATGTTTATAGGTGTTTTCCATTGCCTGTCACGCATCTCAGACCAAATTCTGTAGCACAGCAAAGCAATACCCACAGGCAACCCAATACCACTAGCAATAAAGAACATTATAAAGAACAGATTCCAATCGAATTTTCTTCGTTGCTTGACTTCCCTTATATTAGCCATGTGGAACATCCCTCAGAATAGGATCATCAAATTTCAAAATACTGGTATTTTCCATTTTTTCCAAAGTCCTACGAATCTTGTCAAGACGATTTGTCGCATGAGTAATCTCCCTTTGGCACGCAAGAATCTCGCTAACCAAAACCGTATAAACATCAACTTTCATGTAGTATGTTAGTATGTACCACCTTATATATCTTACTAAAACACCTCCAAAAATTTTTAAGGCTGCCTTCGGCAGCGTGGGCTAATTAATGTCGTCTAGTTCTTTTTTTTCTTCTTCCATTTTGTCTTCTGCAAGAAAGGTTAACTTCCAGAACAGCCTCTTGTCTTCTATAGGTATGTCTGATTTATCACGCTTTGCAAATGCCAATTCAAACCATGCAAATACATGCCCATAGTCTGCTACACTTAATTCTACCATATTATGAATTTAATTATAACATATTTAAAGATAATACACCAGCTATTTCGCAACGATAGTCCTCAACTTCGTACTGGTTTAAACCTATTACGTAAGTTGTGTGCATGCTCACACCACTGGTGCTTAGTAATATTTATTAGTGTATTTAATTATTATGTCATATGAGTCTAGTAGAAAGGATAAAACCAAAAAAAGATACAAAATGTACCTGTAATGTAGGTAGAGATATATGGTGCAAAGATCATGGCGACCCAGACAAAAAAGTGTCAAAACCTGACGTTTCTTGACAAAGTTTATATATTGCTCGTTTAGATAGTTAGTATGGGTTTAATAGACCGTGTTAAAGGCTTATTTAATGTAAATAAGAGCTATACAGAATCTACGGTCAGACCATCAATTTCTCAGCCATATATGAGCACCGATACAGGTGCAAAATTACCAATTTTCCCATTTCCACTCATAATGATCTATGAGTTGGCAGATAACATAGATGCATTAAGAATACCAATAGAAACAATTAACCGTGAGATGTTTAAGAACGGATTTGACATAACAGAGAAATTCAAATACAAATGTGAGAACTGTTCAAAGGAATTTCAATATAAACCACTAAAAGACGGAGATCTTAATACTATTGTAAATGAAAAATTTGAGACCAATGAAAAACTTGAATGTGATACATGTGGAAGTAACAAGTTAATAAGACCAATACCAGAACATAGAAAACAATTAGAAGACTTGATGACAAAGACAATTAATGGAAACTCACAGACACTTGAAGATGTTGCAAGACAGTTGGAAAGAGATCTTGAGATTGCAGACAATGCATACATGCTTTTACTAAAGTCATACTTTATCAATGATTCTACTGGAAAGATAGATGATGAAAAGACTGAAATAAAGGAAGTAATAAGAATAGATCCACCACAAGTTGCGATGATCGCAGATTCTGATGGTAGAATTGGTTATGACGATAAAAGAAACAAGATTTTTGTATGCCCTAGGTTCGAACATCGTGATAAGCGTCTTACAACACCAAAATGTGATAGATGTCAGGCTCAGGCACTTAAAGCAATATGTGAAGTTAATTCTGTTTACTCTATTGGAATACCACAACCAAAAAGAGTGATTTATGCAGAGGGAGAAATAATCTGGAAGGCAGGCAAGTACAAACCATCATTGGTTTATGGCTATAGTCCAATTTATTCAGTATGGAGCAAGGCAATGTCATTATCACATATGGATGAGTATGTAAGAAAATACTTTGACAAGATGAGACCACCTAGAGGAATGTTAGTTATTGCATCAAGAAATTATGAAACGTTTAGAAAGTCTTGGGATGCATTGGAGCAAAAAGCAACAGAAGACCCATACATGATACACCCATTGCTTGTAGAACAAGACAAAGGAGGTAATAATCTTGCACAGTGGCTTGATTTCACTGGAAGTTTGAAGGAATTAGAGTTTATAGAGGTTAGAAAGGAGTTAAGACAGATTATCGGTGCAATTTATGGCGTTTTGCCTCTCTACTACGGAGAAATGGTCGGAGGATGGTCACAAGAGGGATTACAGGTCACAATCACCAATAGGGCGATAAAATGGGGTCAAGACATACTTTTTAAGGCATTTTTCAAGCGTTTGGCAGAAATGGTAGGTGTAAATGACTGGGAATTAAGGCTAAAAGCAGGTGAAGAGAACGATAAACTAAGAGAATTACAGCAAGACGGTGTAGAAATACAGAATATGCAAGCATTACAAGGTATGGGATTTGAGGTAACTAGATCACATACAGGCGAATTTAAGGTATCAAAAGACCCAGCTACAGCACAACAAGAGATTGAAGGAAGAGGTAGAGGTCGTGCATTGGGAGAAGCAGAGGAAGACAGACAATTCCAACAGGGAGAACCTGCAAATAACAGACCATCTGACTTGGGTGGAGTTGCACAGGGTCATCCAGCAAGTGGAAAAGGAACTTCAATGAGTAAAAAGAATTATCCAGATGGAATAACACCAAATAATTATCAAGTAGTAAAAACAACATTACAGACAGCAGTAGACTATGGTTGGTCAAAGACAAAAACAGTTGACGAACTAAGAAAATCTGCACAAATGACAGTAAGACAAGCAAGAGAATTGGTTAAAGAAGAATTTGAATCTACAAGGAGGTGGGAAGATGACAAAGAAGAAAGAAGTTAAACACACTCATGACAATGGAGTAACACACTCACATGTAAATGGTGATATTGCACATGAACATGGAAAAGCAACAGTTTCAACAAAAAATGACGGTAAAATTCAAGTATCTACAAAAAAAGTAGAGAAAAAAGAACATGAACAGTTAACAGACGTATTAAAAACTTGGAATAAGATAGGACTTAGAGTAAGAGAAAAATGTACCGACAAGTATACAACAAACAACTGTTACATAATTCTTGAGGATGCATTGAAAAAAGTGGAGTTGGCACACAAATAATGGCAACAAAACTTGATACAAACAAGAATTCCAACGATTTAACCAAGAAATTATGGGATAAACACCAAAAAGACGAATATACTCACGTAGATAACTACAAAGAGGCAGTCTGTCTTGGTTGCATGAAAAAAGACGTTGCAGCAGCAACAATAGCCGATATTTGTGGTGATTGTGCTGGAAAACGTGGTAGAGAGCCACTTTTAGCAAAAGTTAAGGATAAAATGTACGGTTTATGCTATTTTTGTGGTAAATATAAGTTTGGATTGGAACAAATTAATGGCAGATTCTGTAGAACTTGTCATAGAAGAATAGCCAATGTTACCAAAGAATACAACAAAAAAGGTGGAATGTTCAAGGTAGATCCATTTTGGGTCAAGATGAGAAAGTCAATGGGCAAAGATTGGGCTACATTGTTCCAACAACACGGTCAATCAATCAGAAGGTAGACCTTTTCTTTTATTTAGTTTCCATTTTTCATATTCTAACAAATCTGGTGGTGTTAGAAGTAATTCCAATAATTTTTCAATATTACCAAGTTTACCGTCAATACCTTTCAGTAGTTCTTCTACATCACCAAGCACTAAATCAAATTTCATTTTAACACAAAATTAACTCTATCCATAGTCAAATCATAATATCTATGATTATAATCTATTTTTCCAGATTTTTCTGGATGCTCTCCATAATATCTGTCAACTCTTACTTCCATTTCTGGTTTTCTAAGTTTTTTTGGAAAGAATTGTAATTTTTCTCTCTTTGCTTCATATTTTAACTTTTCATGCAGTACAAGTCTTTCATCTCCTATTTTGTAGTCTTGAAAATCTGTATTTCTAAAATGCACAATAGAACGACCTATCATTGGTCTTTCTTTTATTTTATCATATTCTTCAACAATCCACAGTACGTCATTTGGTTTCAAGTACATATCTGTAATTTTTATGCAATGTTGCTCTTCTTTAAGAGTTTCTCCATATAATTTTTCTAATTGTTCTAAATTTTCATATATGTAAAATGAAGTACCCATTGTAAAGTATTGGACAATACTTATTAATAAACGTATTGAATAATAAATATGGCTAGAGCAATTGAGAGGACAAACAAACCATGTGAATGTGGAGCTAAACTGTATGGATATAAAGACCATCAAGATTCCAGAATATATCTATGTTATAAATGTGGAAAATACAAAGGTAAAAATGTTCCAGATGATTTATATTCATTAATTCAGAATGAACCACTAATTATATTGAGTATGTTAGAGATTGGATACCTAGTGCCGATAAAATAATTTAAATACCTTGCTGTTGGACAGTCCATATGGTAAAACGTAATAAGATAAAAAAAGGAATAGCACGAATCGCAGGTAACTTTGGCATATCCTTCTTCTCACCACTAGTTGGAGGAAACGCAGCAGAGTTATTGTTTGACGTAAATTTAACCTTTCAGATGATATTATGGATATCGTTCTTCTCAGCACTGTTTGTAACAGGCTTGAGTATAAGCAAAGAAGCAGTAGAGTGGGGTAGAGATGAGTAAGAAAGTATCCAAAAAAGCAAAAAGATGTAACTGGGTCAAGAACGTGCTTGACCTAGTGACGGTTTTATAGTTAAGTTTATATAATCCCATTCTGATTTTCCAACATGGTCGATCCAGTATTAATAACTGTTGTAGCAGCAGTAATAGGTGCAGGGTTGAACACTTTGAGAGGATACCTACATAGTGAGGATCAAACTTACTCGGCAAGGAAACTCGCAGGTGCTCTAATCATCTCGACATTCGCAGCGATTGCAATATCACAAACTATTGCAGTTGAGGGAATTGGAGAGATTGGCTTGGCTTTAATAGGCTTAACCACTGGTTTCGCAGCCGACTTTGCTGTTTCAAAAGCAAAAAAAGACTAATGGTAGGTATTATTTACCAACCTCATTCCTTTTTTTTTAACAAAAACCTTATTAATGACTTATAGCACATTTATATAATGACCGAAGGTATATATTTCAGTAATATAATAACTAAAAAATTAGAAGCAGTTAACTCAGAAGAGAGGTTCTTTGAGGGATTTTTGACAGTAGAAGTGAAAGATAAACAGGGAGAAATAACAATAGTTGACGAATTAATGAAGGTTTTACCTGTATGGATGGACAGAGGTGCACCTATTAGTGACACTCATTCAAACCGTATAATAGGAAAAGGCATTAATTATGCAAGAGCAACATACAAGACAGACTCTGGAGACGAATATCCAGCAATTAAGATAACAGGCAAGATACACAAGAATTATGAATTAGATAATGAGATCTGGACTAAGGTAAAGTCTGGAGAATACAAAGGATTATCATTTGGTGGTGCAACAAAATCAAACAGAACACCAAAAGTAATGAAAGACGGATCGGTTGCATATGCACTTACAGATCTTGAACACTATGAGGTAGCAGTATGTAAAGACCCAGCAGTTCCATTGGCAATTATCACAGACTTTAATCCTATAGCAAAAGCAATGGCAGGTAGCAGTGAAGAACGTGATGGTAAGTTGGTTATCAAATGTTCAAAGTTCGGATGTGTGGTAGACAAGGTAGATTTAAGTGGAATAGAAACGTTTGAAGGAAAAGTTGAAGCACTTATGGATGAAGGTAAATCAAGAGAAAGTGCAGAAAAGATTGTAGGTTCATTTACTAAGAAAGGAGATCATGACACTTTTAAAGAATATGAAGAGGCATTAAGGCGTGCACATGAAGATCATTATGGTGTTCCATGTGATGATTGTGTTGATGGTGTACCTAAGAAACATAAACTAGACGAGATTCGTGACATGTTAGAAAGAAATAAATCAGAAATATACGGAACAGATTATGCATCACATGTATCACAAGCACCAGACACTCCTAGAGAAATGGAACTTGCAAAAGATAAAAAGAATAAAGCAGATGCACCAGAAATGGGAGAAAGCGAAGCTGTTTTTCTACACGCTACTGGTCAAAAGGGAGATAAAGATGGTATAAAACCTGTAAAAGATTCTATTGTTTCAAACCCAAACACAGCACCAAGAAGAAAAGAAGTTTCTCATGAAGTAGCAGAAGCAAATAAAGCAGAAGGATGTGTTGATTGTGGAGGTAACACAAAACAAACAGATGATGTGAGATACGGTGCAACAGTAGATGATACTGCATATGTAAGAGAGGGTAAAGAAAACAAAGAAATATGTCCTACATGTTTATTCAGAAGACATTTAAAAGAACAAGGACTTGAACATGATAAAGAAAGTACCCCAGATGAAATGATACAAGGTTTTCTTAGAGAACAGACAAGAGAAGCAAAGAAAACAGCACCATTACCATCAGAAGATCCAGATAAAGTTGAAGGAGAAGATAACGTAAAAAACTTTTTAGATAATATGGATGATGAGACTAGAAAAAAATTCCTTCCATTTAAAGATATACAATCTATTATGAGACAAAATTCAAAGAAAGCAGAACCAAATGTTCAACAGGGAGTAGCAGGTGGAGAAGTACCACCACAATGGACAGGTTCAGGTTCACCATATCCTAAACCTACAGAAAGTAAAATGACATCAAAAAGAAAGAAACTAATAAAATCATATAGGGAATTGAAATTTATGGCAGATGAGTTAAACTTTGATTGGTCAGCAATAACTATTAAGGGATATAGTGATGAATTTAAAGAAGACGGTGATAATTGGGAACAACAAAAATTACCTGAAACCTCAAAGAAAAAGAAAAAGAAACCAGTAGAATTAAAAACAGGCATAGTAGATCATATACAAAGTAAAAAGAAAACTAAAAAGAAAAAGAAACCAGAAAAATCTTACAACTGGGCTGCATTAGGTCAAAGACCTGTAGAAAAAGATATATACTCAGGTAAACGACATACACGAGCTAAACCTAAAGAAGAGAAACAAACTCACGGTGGGCAATCTACACGAGCAAGAATTCCAGAATATATTGAAGAGAGAGATTTGACTTATGATCAAGCATATGGTAGAAGAGGAGCACCACATGGTAAGATTAGTAGAATTCAAGATGATGATTATCATAATGAGGGAGAAGAACAAAACCCTGCATATCGTGGAATTCTCGATGAAAGGAAAATGCCAAAGACAGGTAAAGCACCAAAAGATCTTAAAGGAAAAGCAATGGAAGTATTAAAATTAGCAAGAGGATTAAAACCAGCACCAAAATATCGAGGTGATTCAATGGGGATTCATGAAGTACCTGATAAAGATTACACACCTACATCAGCACAAGTAGAAAACAATCAAACTGAATTTAAACAACAAGAGGAAAGGGCATCGAATTATGATAACCATGGTGGAAGTTTGCTACAATACGCTAGAACCAGAACACCACATGTAAGGGATAGTCTTCTTGATGAAGTTTTAAATCCAAAGAATCATCGAGATGGAAAACAACCAAAGACAGGTAAAGCACCAAAAGATCTTAAAAGAAAAGCAATGGCAATATTAAAATTAGCAAGAATTATGAAGAAAAAAAGAAGAGATGCTATTGGATCTGAAGTTCCTAAGAAGACAAATTATTCAATATATGATTATGAAACAGGGCAAGGCAACCCTGTATCTGCCGATAAACCATTGGAAATGTATAATGAGAGAGATGCTGGTGGAAAGGGTGGTCAATCTCATGGTGAACAATCTACTTTAGCAAGGCAAGCAACAGGTTATGATGCTGGAACTGCACATGCTAGACGTAAAGAACCAAGAATTACAAGAAGAAGACCATCTACAACAACAGATCGATATTCAAAACAGAGAGGTGTTACTGGCATAACAGATAAAAAACTCTTA